TTAGGCCGTCACTTGGTCGATGACGTTGAGGCGCATGGTCTCCGAGTAGAAGACCGTCGTGCCATAGGCGAACTTGATGTCCCAGCGTGCCGAGCCGAGCGACCAGTTGGCGGTCGGGCTGTAGGAGGCCACGAAGGAAAGGCCGTCCCCCGCCATCGTGATCGTGCAGGGGTAGACCTGATTGGCGGCGTCGATGATGGACGAGGTGACCGTGGTCGTCAGAAGGTTGGCAGGGCCACCCGTCTCGGGGGTATAGGTGACGGTCCCCGCGAAGGTCGTGCCGCGTTTGAAGGTGACAGAGGTCGAGCAGGTCATCGGGTCTTAATGTTGCTGGGATTGGAAGGGGGGTCAGACCGAGATGGATTGGGTCGGGTTCGTGCCTCCAGACCACTTGGTCGAGCCGGTATAAGACCCCTCCCAAGCGATTTGCTCTGTCTCGTAGTCGGGGGTCGTCCACCACGAAGGCGGGGTGAAGCCGTCATCTTCCCATCGATAGGGCCCCTCGTAGAAGATATTGAAGGGGATGGTGATTGGGCCGACAAGGTGCTGGGTGACGACCCAAGCGCTGGTCGTGCTGTTCCAGGAAATGGTCGCGATGCGGACCCGCTGGCAGTTGTAGTTCTTCAGCTTGTTGACCTGTCCAATCTCAAGGTTTCCGTTCACCTCGTAGGGGGCGTCCGGGATGGAGATTGAGACGGGGGCGAACTGGAAGGCGTTCGTCCAAGTCTGCAGATCGCAGTCGGTCTCATTACGCCAAGGGGTCGTCTTCGTGTAGGCATCCCCGCCCACCTCCATCAGAGCCGCGTAAGGCACGCCGGCAGAGAGGACGCCGCTGGCGATGTTGTAATGGTTGAGGATTAGGCTGAAGACGTAGGACTTCGTCGTGGCAGGGGAGACGGGAGGAACGAGGGTAAAGGTAGCCCCTTCGTCGATGAGGTCCGTGTTTGCGGTCGTGGGGGCGGTCTTGGAGCCCGTGGGATAGACGGCCATGCCGACGACGTTATACTCGCGGAGGCAACTGAGGAAGGAGTTGTCGGCGGTCCTGCAGAGGACGCGGAGTCGTGAGAAGATGGCGTCGTTCGTGCCCGTGATGATTTCCGCTTCACCGCCTCCGTCCGGGACGAAGTTTGACGGGGTGATGGTTACAGGAGGAGACCAACCCTGCTCGATGTCGAGCGTGGTGCCGTAGCTCGACTGCTTGAAGTTAAAGCCAACCCCTGGTTGAATGCTCATGGAACGTTGCGATAGACGAAGGCGTCCCAGCCGTTCTGGGCATAGCGGATCTCGTAGTTCACTTTGTAGAGGGAACCGAACTCCTGCACGTTGATTTGAGAAAGGAGGTTCTTGTGGCCTACGCCCGAGGCCGTGCCGACGGGAGCCCAGTCAGGCAGGAGGTCGAAACTGCCCCATGCGGTCGTCGCCGTCGCGGTGTTGAGGTACTCAAGGATGGACAGCACAGCGGCCTGTTCCGTGAAATACATCACGCCCGAGTAGGAGGTGGTCGTGGCGAGGTAGTTGGTTTTTCCGTAGAGGCTGGGGTAGGAAGGGTCTACGAAGCCGATGAAGCGGCCACCGTTCTCGGACTCGAAGCAAGCGCCGTTGACTCCCATGTAGGACCGTTCTGGTTTGAATGGTGCAACCTTGGATTGCACGAGCGGGCCCGTGCTGCTCTGGGTGTAAGGTCCAGGGCCTGCGATGTCGCCGGCGAAGCCAGAGCCCGCAGGATTGTTGAAAAAGGCGGGGTGCGAGGTGAGCGGTTCGCTCGTCAGTCCATTGGCCGCGGAGGTGTTCGGGTTGGTCCTTTCGCCTTCGTTGATGGCGGGGTCGATGCCGACGTAGTCCACCGTGATCGTGCAGATGTCGAGGGAGTCCCAACTGATGCGCCACTTGTCCAGTTTGAGGTAGGAATAGGCCGCGTCCGGGTGGGCGGTTCCCTTGACGAGGAAGGCGTCGACGTCGGTGGTCGTGTCGCCCTTGAAGACGCTCACAGACGTATTGAGGCCGAAGCCGTCCGAGACGACGGTCCAGCCCGATTGGAGGATTGGGGCGACGAGCGTGTCGCCTGTTGCAACGATAGCCATTGGAAATTAGTTGCCGCCCTTGAGCAAGGCAGCGCGGGATGGTTGGGTTGTCTTCGTGAAGTCGGTCGGGACGCCGCCGCCGAAGCCTCTGCTGATGAGTTCAAGCAATAGGGTCTGCTTCTTGGCTTCTTCGAGTTGCAGGGTCATGGCCTCGATGACTGGGTTGGCACCGACGCCGACGACGTTGCCGAAACCTTCGGGGCCCTTGAACTGCGTAGGTGCCTTGCTCATCTCAAGGTCTTGCTTGGCCTTCGCGTCCGCATCGGCTTGGGCTTTGATTACCTCAGGGTTGTTGGCGTTGAAGCGTTCCGCGGCGGCCTGTTGAACGAACTCATAACCGAAGCCTTTACCTACACCGAGTTCGCCCATCAAAGCGGCGAAGAAGCTGACGGGCTTGTTCAAGAAGAAGTCCAGTTGGTTCTTGTCCACATATTGCCCTGCGATGGCTTCACGGCCAGCCGCCGTCTCGGTCGCGGTCTGTTCGGACTTCTGCTGTTCCTTGATGAAGCGGGCCATGATGCGCTCCTGTTCGGTCGCCACCTTGTTCTCTCCGCTGGCGATGTCCTCAAGGCCTTTCTTCATGTTGTCCCGGCTCTTCTGGATGGCCGCGTCGATGTCGCCGATGATGCGGTTGAGCAGGACTAGCGGTGCGGCGAAGGAAAGAAGGATGTCCTTGAAGGACGTCGAAAACTTCTTGTTGATGTCTTCGACCTGTTTGCCGAAGTCAGCGGTCGCCGCCTTGGCCTTGTCCATCGCCTGCGGGACGTCGGAGGTGGTCTTGATGTTTACTTCGAGGGATTGGGCCATGTCAGTCGGTCTTCTCCTTTGCCGGATTGGAAGCAGACGCGGCCCTCTCGGCTTCCATATAGGCCTCCTCCTCGGGAGTCATGATTGAGACCTCGGCCCCCTTGCGGATGGCTAAGGCGGCATTGAGCCAGATGGCTTGGCACTCCGGCATCTCCCAAGCCCGCTTCTCCTCGATGCCCGACGCGATCAGGTTGGCGACGATGGCCAAGGGGAACGGCACGCCCTTATTGCCACCACCCTTGCTCTTGTCTTGCTCCCAGAACTTAGGCCAATCGTTGACCAGGATATAACCGGCAAAGGCCTTGAGTAGGCGCTCAAACTTTTCAGGGTCGTTGTTGAGTCGATTGATGCGTAGCCTGTCCATGAACCCTAATTCGCCCAGCGGTTCCTCGGCGCATACTTGGCAGGCGAAGATTAAATCGGCGGGTGATACGCCACCTTCGCCCGTAATCAGAGGGGACTTGAAGGCCATCAATCGCACGCGGTACTTGAGGCACCACGGATAAAGCGAACGACCCAGCAGCTTGAAGGGCGCCGGGTCGATGAAGGCGTTCAGGAAGCGATGGTCCACGCCAAGGACTTTGCCCCTCCTCGGGGCTGGGTCAATTAAGGGGTGACGCCTTCGTAGTCGACCGCCGTGATGGTCACCGAGGTGAAGTCCTTGTTGGACCCCTTCTGGGAGATGGCGGTGATGGTGCCCGTGTAGGTCGTCGAAGCCGTGCCGCTGGGGTAGGCCGTGTCGGCGTTAATCGTGAAGGAGAAGCTCGCACCGATGACAGGCATCCCGGAGGTCTTGCAGATGCCGTCAACCGTGATCTCGGTCTTGCGGTCGTCGTAGCGGGCCGTCTTGGTCAGACCAGTTTCGTCGGCGACCGTGCCGGATAGGTTGAAGGTCGCGTTAACCGTGTAGGACTGGACGAAGAGGTTCGAGACGGTGCCATTGATGCCGAAGAGGCAAGTGGTTCCAGTAGATACGGCGGCCATTTGTCTTTGCCCGTTTTGGAATAATTACGGGGCCAGACAGGTCCAGACCGAGAAGGCGAAGGAGGTCGCCCAGGACCGCTCGTCGATGCCCTCGTCCTCGGAGAGGATGCTGACGTCGTAGCAAGTCGCGTCCCCTCCAGAGACGAAGGCGGCCTTGATGCTGTCGAGGTCACGCATATTCCCGACCAAGGCGGCGCAGCGGGCTCGGTGATCGGCGAGGGTCGTGTCGTCGGCGTTGGAGAAAAGGGTGATGCGGACGGAGCAGTCATAGTTGCCCTCCCCCTCTTGGAGGCTTGCCGGCGGGCGGGCGGAGTCGCAGAGGACGACGGCCTTGGGCAGGGTCTGGGTGACGGCGCTGTCGCCCGTGAGGAAGGTGACCGAGGTCAGTCCCGTTTGGGTCGAGAGGTAGGTCGCAAGGGTGGACTCTACGATGTGGCGGATGGATTTGGTGCCCATAAAGGTTTGGTTATTTGCGGTTGAACTTGGCGACGTCGTCGGCGATGAGGCGCTGGATTTTGGCGGGCATCTGTTTGACGCGGTTGCCGTAGACGAGGCCGAGGGTATCCGCTTGGTCGGCGATGCCGTAGATGTTGCCCATCAGATTGCGGATGGTGACCTCGGCGAGCTTGTCGGTGAAGGTTGATGCGCTGTTGCCCGGCACGCTGTTGTGCTTCGTGATCCAGCCGGCCTTGCGGAGTTTCGAGCCCGCGTTCTTCTCCACGCCGTTGATGACGGGGCGGGGGAGGGACATCAGCGCCTTATACCAGCCAGACTTGATGGCACCGACCGTCTCCTGGCGTTGGGCAATGTAGGCATCGAGGTCGGCCTTCTGCTCGACCACCCTTTTTTCATAATACTTAACTCCGCTTACGTTTCTTCCATTCTTCCAGAGACGACCGTTGTTGCGCCGATAGATGGGCTTGTAGACCGCGTCGATGGCGGTCGTGCCTTGGAGGAAAGCCCCGTCCGAGCTGAGGGACTGGGCGGCCACGCGGTTGCCGATGCGGTTGAAATAGTTCTTGGCCTTCTTGAAGCCCTCGGGCGTGCCGAACCCCTTGTACTGCGGGGAAAGCATACGGGCCACGAAGGAGTTCGCCGAGATGATGGTCGATTGGCTGGAGGCCACCTTCCAGAAGAGGCCTTGGTTGTCGTTCAAAGCCAAGGAGCCAAGGCGCTTGATGACGCGGGTGGCTTGCGTCCCTGCACCTCCGCCCGTCAAAGGGGTGACGACCTTACCGACGTCTCGGTCCACGGCCCGCTCCCCGGCCTTCTTGGCGGCGTTGGATAGGCCGTTGCCTCCGCCCTTGGTCAAGGGAGGGGTGAAGGTGGCGGCGTCTTGGCAGGCGAGGGCGGCCTGTTCCAAGGTGGCGTCGCGGATGGTCTGCTTGGAGGCGGCGGCGAACTTCTGGATGGCGTCCACGAAGGCCTGCTGACTGGCGGGCGTTAGGGATACCTTGACCACTTTACTGGTTGTCGTCGATGACGACGAGCGTGATCCAAGCCGACGCGGGCTTGTAGGTCTGGGTCGTGATGCGGACCGTCTTCCCGCCGGCTACGATTTTCTTCCCTTGGCCCAAGGAGGCGATGGGCACCCCACCCGAGAGTAGGGCCGCCGATGCCCCATTAGAGCCGTCTGGGAGGCTCCAGGAGGCCGTTACGGCTGGCACCCTTACCGTGTACTGGGTCCGCTCCATATACCCCCCTGCCTCAAGGACGGTCTGGACGGCGGGGTCGGAGATGAGGCATTGAAAGGTGATGGCCCCCGAGTTGGCGGAACCAGCCACGCCGAAGTCGGCAATCATCTCCTTCGCGTCGTCTAAAAACTCGTTTCCGTAGAGGCTCATCACCTTTGCCCGATTTGGTAGAAAAACGAAAGACCCCCAAGGGGTTAGCCAAGGGGGTCTCGTTAAGCGGCTTGAGCCGCGTTGATTAGGCGGTCGTCAGGCGACGGAGGCTCGTGGCGCGACCGACAGCCGTGCCGAAGAGCAA